AAGTACTCTGCTGACACAGCCAAAGAGATTTACGAACAAGTGTTTTGGATCAAGGATCAGATTGAGGAGGCTGTAGCTGACTCACTGGATTTTACCAAGGGCTGATTGATGACCTAGTTGAGTTTGCTGAATTTAACTTCAAACTTAATCAGCGTGATGAATCTGGAACCACCGAGAGAGAACACTTGGAACAAGTACAAAGGCAGACAGGATTAGAACTAAAAGAATTGGATGGACCCGACTTCCCAACTCTTGTGGCTCATATCTGGTCTGCCTTTATTGCGTTAAGCAACTCAAGAACTGGTGGCTTTAGTGGCCCTAACCCGATAACATACGAACAAATAAAAGCATGGAAAGAACTAACTGACACGCCTATGACAGCTTGGGAAGTAGAAGCGGTTAAGAGGCTTGACGGAGTTTATATGAGGGTAAACAATGGCTGATGATATCAAACTTGTTATAGACGTTGATGATAGGTCTGTAATTAAGTCCATAAAAAACCAAGAAAAACTTGAAAAAGAGATAATGGACACCGCCAAGGGTTTAAAGAGACTTAAAGACGCTCTGGCTACTGGTATGATAAGTCAGTCTAAGTTTGATAAAGGTACTGCACAAGTTAATAGCAGAATAAGTCACCTTACTAAAACTTTATATTCTGGTGCAGGGGCCATAGACCAGTGGGCTACACACGTAAACCAAGCCAAGAATAAGACTAATAGGTTTGGTATGGTAGCACAACAAGTAGGTTATCAGGTTGGTGACTTCTTTGTACAGGTACAATCAGGTACTAGCGCACTTGTAGCCTTTGGTCAACAGGGTACTCAGCTTGCTGGACTACTTCCCGGCGTTGCTGGTGCTGTTGTAGGTATTGGTATGTCGTTAGGCACCATGCTCCTTAAGACATTCCTAGACACCAGAGACGCAGGTAAACAACTTGAAGAAAGCGTAAAGGCTGTTGAGGAAGCACTATCTGACCTAAGTAATGTCTCTTCTATGCTACGGGATACACTAGGCGCACCCTTTAGTGAGGCTAATACTGTACTAAGAGAGTACTTGGAACTACTTGAGAAATCTTCTGCTGCAAATGTACAAAAACAAGTATCCTTGGCCTTTGGTGCAAAAGGTGAGTCAACTGGTATTTTAAACGAACTAGCCCTCATGGCTGAAGATATGACAGAGCCACCTTGGTGGGCAGGAGAAAAGTTCGGTGGTTCTAAAAAGGAAATTGAAGATGCCAACGAACTTCTAAGAGTCAGAGGGGAGATTGCAGAAATACTACGTGGTACGGCTGAACAACCTCGTATTATAGAAGGAACAGAAGGTCTTAGAGAACTAGGCGATGACCTACTTGCGTACTCTAAGAAGTTTAATGGGGCATTAGGGGAAAGAATTAGAACCCTGATGTTTGAAGCGGGTCTGACCAAACTTATGGTTGACGATGAAAAGGCTAAGGGTGATGCTGCTAATGATGCCTTAGAAAAACACGCTACCGAAATGGAAGCCTTCTATGATATGATTGCCAAAGAAGACAAAGACGAGGCAAAACGTAAGTCAGACCTTATGAAGAAGCAATGGGATGCTTTATACAAAAACAGAATGGAAGCTAAAAAAGCTGCTGAGGAGGCGTCCAAGAGAGAAGCAACAGCAATAGCCAGTTCAAAAGTACAAATTGAACAAGCAAGTGTAAGGCAAGCACTACAAGAAGCTGAATTACAGTACGGATCAAAGTCAATAGAGCATAGAGAGGCTCAAGTAAAAGCTGCTAAAGAACTAGCAAGAATTACTGCGGAGCAAAAGTTTATAGCTGACGGTATTACTGACGCAGAACAAGATCAGATAGACCTGTTAGTAGAGGCTGCTGGTGAAGCAGAGGTTATGAGGCAAGCCTTAGCGGATTCTAAGATAGAAGCAGGAGGTTTAGCAAAGAACTTAAGGTCTGCGGTAAGCGCCCTTAACAGCCTTATGGGCCTAGGGGATAGTATTGACAAAGCTATAGCTGTTGCACAAGTTCGTCTAGGAACCTTGCAAATCACTGGTGACTCTAAAATGGCGGATATAGCTGCTGGGATAGAGGGTCAACGCCAAGACCTACAGAAGTTCTACGACAAAGCCTTTGAAGGTCTGAGTGCTGGAACCCCTGAGTTTAGCAAGTTGGTTGACGAACGGTTCGAAGCTAATCAGAAATTGTATGCGTTGGAGGGCTATCTAGAACTTATTGAAGAAGAGAACGATAGAATAAAAGAGTCGAATAAGTCTGGTCGTAAAGGCAAGAAAAAACCGGGCCTAATTATGACAGAAGAACTCTTTGCTATGAAGCAGAAGCTAGACTTACAAACGGCAAGCTTAGGTAAGAGCGAAGAAGAGATTCTGTTTGAACAGAATAAGTCTCAACTGTTGTCAAAGATCACTGATCAAATGGTTGGCATGAGTGAGGTTGATAAAGCCTTCTACATACAGCAAGCAGAAGGTGCAGCAGAGTACATAACTAATAAACAACTTGAACTGATCGCACTTCAAGAGATTGAACAACAACAGGAGAAAGTAGCAGACACCATAGCTAACAGTATGGGCAATGCCTTAATGTCTATGGTTGATGGTACTAAGTCCGTTAAAGATGCCTTTAAATCTATGGCTAGTGATATTATAAAGGATTTATATAGGATACTTGTAGTAGAACAAATGGTGAAATCAATTAAGACTGCAACACTTGGTTTCTTTGAAGATGGCGGTGTTTTTCAAGGTGGTTCCCAAGTACAAGCATATGCTGATGGTGGTGTCGTAGGCTCTCCAACTACCTTCCCTATGGCTGGTGGTCGTACAGGACTAATGGGAGAGGCTGGCCCAGAAGCTATTATGCCACTCAAGCGTGGTGCCAATGGTAAGCTAGGGGTACAGGCAGAGGGTGGTGCTGGTGACGTTGTAATTCATCAGAACTTTAACTTTACAGCTAATGGTGACGAGAGTGTTAAGAAACTTATTGCACAGGCTGCACCACAGATTGCTAGTATGACTAAGAGTTCTATCATTAGTGATCGTCGCCGTGGTGGACAAATGAAAGCAACCTTCGGGTAAAGGAAGTATAACAGATGGCACTGACGTACCCACTAAGTACACCAACTACTATCGGGATTGAAAGTATTGAGTTACGTGCAGTCAATGCAGTAGCTACCTCTCAGTCTCCCTTCACGTATAAACAACAGACTGTAGTACATGGTGGTCAAAGGTGGGAAGCCTCAGTTACTATACCATCAACAAGACGTGATCTAGCTGCTGAGTGGAAAGCTATGCTAGTAGGTCTTAGGGGTTCACAAGGGACATTCCTATTAGGTGATCCTGACTATGCTACACCAAGGGGTGATGTTAGTTCTTGTGTCGTAACTGGTACGGTTGGTGCTGACTCTGCTACTGTAGTTATGACAGGTACCCTTAAGGCTGGTGATTACATACAACTTGGGTCAGGGTCTACCTCTAAACTCTACCAAGTGTTGTTAGACCAAACAGGTGATGGTACAATACAGATATGGCCTTCACTTAGAAGTGCACACACAAGTTCCACAGCAGTGTTAAGTTCCCCTAAAGGGGTCTTTAGGTTGTTAGAGAATGTAACCTCTTGGTCAATAAATAATGCTTCCGCTTACGGTATATCTTTTGAAGCTGTAGAAGTTATTTTATAAGGAAATACTATGTCCAACTATGGCTCAAGAGACCTGACAGCTACGACAGACACTAACATAAATGCAGATACGGTTTACCCTTTCTTTGCTGTTGAACTTATTTTTGACACTGCTGCTCTTCGTATGTGGACAGGACAAGGCACTCTTCCTATATCCCCTACAGTAACGTACACTGGTGTAGGTAGCGTACTAAACATCTCAACCATTGAAGAGACCTCTGAGTTAGGCGTAAAGGGGGCTAACATAACTCTTAGTGGGGTATCTGACCCAGCCCTAGGCTTGGCACTCAGTGAGCCTTATCAGGGTCGTGTAGCTAATATCTACTTCGGTACTACTAGCGCACCAACCGAACTAAACTCAATATTCTCAGGTTACATGGATCAGATGAATATATCTGAGTCTGCTGAGACATCAAACATAGAACTCCTAGTGGAGAACAAGCTGATTGATCTTGAAAGGGCTAGGGTTTCCCGGTTTACATCTGGCTATCAGAAGTCTGTGTACCCTGCAGATTTAGGCTTAGACTTTATAGAAGATATGCAAGATAAAGATACATTGTGGGGTCGAACCAGATGATTAAGTATCAGCAAGAGTTTTTAAACCAAGTTGAAGATGACTCTAAATACCTATTAGAATTACACTGGAATGAAATAGCACTAAACAAAGACCACATTAAGTTAAACCCTGATTGGGAATCTTACTACGAATTAGAACAAGTGGGAAAACTTCGGATATTTACAGCCAGAAATAAAGGCACATTGGTGGGTTACTTCGTGGTTATTGTAAACAGCAACCTTCATTATAAAGACCACCTATTTGCAGCTAACGACATAATATACTTACACAAGGACTACCGTAAAGGTTTTACTGGTATAAAGCTAATTAAGTTTGCTGAAGGGTGCTTAAGAGAAGATGGTGTCTCTGTTTTTGCAATTAATACTAAGGTGCATCAACCGTTTGATGTAGTACTTGAGAGGCTAGATTTCAATATGGTTGAACATGTATATTCTAAATACCTTGGGGGTAAATAACTATGGGCGTGGTTGCTTTAGGAGCGTTGGCAAGTTCAACAACACTTACCTTCTCTGTCTATACAGGGTTTGGATTAACGTTCTCAGCAAGTGCATTTGCCATAAATGTTGCCCTTGGCCTAGCCCTAAACGCCCTTACCCCCAAGCCTAAAGCATCTGGTGCTAATCGTGGTTATCAGGTAAACGCAAGAGGTTCAGCACTAGACCATCAGATTATATATGGTAAGATGCGTGTTGGTGGGGCTGTAGTATATGACGAGTCTACAGGGGCTAACAATAGATTCTTTCATCGTATTATTGCTGTTGCTGGTCATGAAGTTGAATCATTTGATAAGATATATATTAACGACCAAGAAGTAACCTTAGACGCTAGTGGTAATGTAATTTCCCCAGCGAATTACGTTAAGACTACGCAGACTAGGGTTAAGTATAGCACTGGCGATGGAAACGATGCGTGGCGGGTCAACACCACAACCACATACCTAGTCAGGTTTAAGTTTCATAACGGGTCTTCAACCCAACCAGCAGATACTGACCTTGTAGCAGAGTCCCAAAATTGGACCTCAGACCACAAGCTGTCAGGTATAGCCTACATGTATGTGCGTCTTCAACACGATGCTGGCGCCTTCCCCAATGGTATGCCCACTATTACAGCAGAAGTTAAAGGCAAGAAAGTATATAACCCCGCTACCTCTACAACTGCATGGTCAGATAACCCAGCCCTGTGCTTACGAGACTACTTGACCTCAAGCTACGGTCTAAGTGAGGAAGCTGCTAACATTGATAACACTCTTGTAAATAGTGCTGTTATTGTGTGTGATACACTTGTAGGTAGCCCTGAAGCTAAGAAATATACTTGTAATGGTACTTTCACTACTGCACTAACACCCTATGAATTGATAAGTGATCTATTAACTTGTATGGGTGGCTCATTGTGGTACTCTCAAGGTAAGTGGCGTATGAAACCTGCTTACTGGACAAGTACAGTTATGGACTTAGACGAGAATGATTTTCGTTCTAGTGTAGATGTAAGCACAAGGCATTCACGCAGAGATAACTTTAATACTGTCAAGGGTACTTTTCGAGGTCCAGAGTCTAACTTTCAGGTCACTGACTACCCACAGGTTCCTGAAAACACAGTCGCAAACCCCAACCCCCTCCTCGCCGTTGACGGTGGACAAGAGTCTGTTGCTGACGTAGACTTACCCTTTACTGATAATAGTATAGAAGCAAGACGTATTGCTAGGATTAGCTTAGAGAGCAACCGACAACAACTTACTATCAACGCAGCCTTTGGCCTTAGAACTTTAGGGTTACAGGTTGGTGACAATTTAAGAATTACTAACACTAGGTTTGGTTGGACTGACAAAGAGTTTCAAGTGTTATCTTGGTCGTTTGGTCTTACAGATGGACTTGATCTGCAAGTCAACATGACCCTAAGAGAAACTGCTGAATCTGTGTATGATGAGGTAGACGATGGTGTAGTATATGAAAGAGATAACACTACTTTGTTGTCACCTTTTGAAGTACCTAACCTTGGCATAAATATTAGTACTGAATTAAGGACGGTAAAGGGTAAGACCCTTGGTGTTCTTCTAATTGACATTAACAACACAGACAACACCCTAGGTACAGCAGAGGTAGAGATTAGAAAGTCCTTAGTTGAGTTTGATGAAGCTGACTACACCTCTGTAGCAACTGTGGGTGCCTTTGTAGGTACAGAGAGGGTTGAGGTTGTTGCCATAGAGGAAACTCTTTACGACATAAGGGCTAGTGCTACTAACTTACTTGGTGTACATGGTGAGTATAACACCATACTTAATTACCCTGTACAAACCTTGAGTGTACCTCCAGCAGATGTAACTAACTTTGATGGTAACGTAGTAGGTAGTAATCTGTTCTTAAGTTGGACACCAGTAGCTGACCTAGACTTAGCACATTACATCATCAGGTACTCTCACCTAACTAGCGGGGCAGTCTATTCAGAGGCTGAAAACATAGCACAAGTACCTGTAGGCAGTAGTACCCTTGCTTTACAGAATGCTGGTGTAGGTACATACTTTATTAAGGCTGTAGATGATACAACAAGTGGGTCTAACGCCTCTGTAAACCCTGCTGTGTTTGTAGTTACCTCTATAGGGCTTGGAGACCTTAATGTTGTAGCTACCCTTGCAGAGAACCCATCTTTTGCTGGTGTTAAATCTGGGGTATCTATTAATAACCAAGGGTACTTAGAACTAGCAGAAAGTTTTAAGTTTGACTCTGCTACAGGATTATTTGATGACAGGGGTCAAGACACAGACCCTGTAGGACTCTTTGATGACTTTTCTGGGTATGATTCTTCTGGCATATACTACTTTAGCAATGACCTTGACTTAGGACAAAAGTACACAAGCCGCTTAAACTTCTCCTTTACAAGCACAAGGTTTGACAGGACAGCTAATTTTGACAGTGCTACAGGTAACTTTGATGATAGGGGTGATGGTGTTGCCTTTTTTGACGGTGATCCTACCGCCTTTAGTGATACTTCTGTTTCCCTACAATTAAGGCATACAGACGATGATCCTACAGGTACGCCTACTTGGTCTGATTGGCAAGCATTTTCTGTATCTGACATAACAGCTAGGGCCTTTGAGTTTAGGCTAGTATTATCATCCACAGACACTAATGTTACTCCTGTCGTAAGTGCTTTGTCAGCAACAATAGATATGCAGGATAGGACTACCTCTGGCAGTGATATAACCTTTACAGGAACAACTAATGTTACCTTTGATGATGCCTTTGCAGCTACACCAGCTATAGGTATATCCCTAGCTAACTTAACTGATGGTGACAGATATACAATAACAAACAAGACCCGAACTGGGTTCACTATAAACACTTTTACTGGGGGATCAGCAAGCACCAATGCAGTGACCCTAGACTATGTAGCTAAGGGCTACGGAAAGGAACTAACATAATGTCGCAATATTCTTTTAGTGGCAACACTGTCGTAAACCAAAGTTTCCCAGATACTAGGACAGCTTTAAACTCTGCGTATGCGGCCTTAGCTTCTAACTCTAGTGGGGACAACGACCCTACTTCAGTAGCTGGTGGTAGCCTATCCACAGTACAGCATCAGTGGTGGTACGACAGTACTAACAACAAACTAATGCTTAGGAATGACGCCAATAATGCTTGGATAGAGATAGCGACTATAGATGAAACCTCTGGTAATGTGTTGTCTATTACTACTCAGGGATTAACTCTTGGTGCTACAGCACTAACCGCCACAGGCGCAGAAATAAATAAGTTATCTGGTGCAACTGTCAGTACTACTGAACTTAACCAACTTGATGCTATTACTAGGGGGTCTATCCTTTACGGTAATGCCTCTGGTGCTACTGCTCGGTTAGCTAAAGGTGCAGCCGATACAGTTCTTACCTCAGATGGTACAGACATTAGCTGGCAAGCTGCATCTTCTGGTGGTGGTGGCCGCACTTTAATCTCAACTACCACTATATCCGACGATGCTAATGTACTAATTGAGGGTCTGGATAGCACTTATGGCCACTATCAATTTGTTATATCAGACTACTTGAATGCAACTGGCAATAATAGTGGCTTACTTCTGCGTTATAAGTCGGGCGGGTCCGTAGATACGGGCACAAATTACAAGTATACGAATATAAGAACGATAGAGAGCTCATCCAGCATAACCATCTATAATGTAAATTCAAGTTATATTGAATTAAACAAATATAATGCTACTGCAGCACCAGAAGCATCGCTAATTGTATTTGATATTTTTAACGCCGGGGACGGTACAAACAATACCACAGGGTTCTCAATGTCCATAAGCCCCAACTCTGCTACCCTTGGGTTTACCGTTTTTCGCAACACCTTTGTCTACGAGCCTGCCACAGCAGTTACAGGCGTCCAGTTTGTAGGAAGTTCCGGAAACATGGGGTCAGGAACAATTAAACTTTACGGTATAAGTTAGGGGAGACTAATATGCCAAGATTTCATAATATAAACGGTGAGCGAGTGCAGTTTACCGCAGCCGAAGAAACTGCTCGTGATGCAGAAGAACAAGCATGGGCAGACGGAGCAAATGACAGGGCGGCTGAACAAGTGCGTGAAGAAAGGGACATTAAGTTAGCTGAAACTGATTGGATGGCCTCTAGCGACCTTACCATGTCCTCTGAGTGGGTCTCCTATAGGTCTTCTCTTAGGGATGTACCTGCCCAAGAAGGGTTTCCTAATACAATAACTTGGCCCACTAAACCATCTTAAGGAGCAACCAATGGGATACAAACTAGGACTACGAAGTAAGCAGAACTTGTCTGGGGTGCATCCCGATATGGTTGCTGTTGTCACAAGAGCATTAGAGATTAGTGAAAAAGACTTTAGTGTAACTGAGGGTGTTCGTAACATTGAACGTCAGCGTATGCTTAAGAAGACAGGTAAGTCAACTACACTTAAGTCTCGTCACCTGACGGGTCATGCAGTAGATGTTGTTCCATACCCTGTGTCGTGGGAGTGGGACGAGTTCTACCCTATTGGTGATGCTATGAAGAAGGCAGCAGAGGAGTTAGACATTAAGATTGTTTGGGGTGGTGATTGGAAGAAGTTCCCGGATGGTCCTCATTTTCAGTTAGACTGGAAAGCCTACCCCTGTGACTAGGGGGGTAGAAGATTGTTTCGTAATGGGTAAAAACATATCGGCAAGTTTATTGTTTGCCTTAGTACTACAAGCTGCAATGATAGTTTGGAGTATATCACAGATGAGGGCAGATGTAGATGCTAACTCGTCATCTATAGTTAGAATAAGTGCTGATGTTAAGGCTGTTGAAACATCCTCAGTTACCCAAGCCGTTCAGTTAGGTAAGATAGAAGAAAACATAAAGGGAATTAAAGAGTCCCTTGAAAGGATGCTTGAGGTAATGGAGAGAGACTAATGCTAGACCCCATAACGGCCATATCAGCCTGTACCGCTGCCTTCACTATGACTAAGAAATTGGTACAACATGGCAGAGAGATAGAAGACGTTATGGGGCAGCTAGGGGAGTGGTTCGGAGCCGCTTCTGATCTTGCTAAAGCTGAACAACAAAGAAAGACACCTTCAACTATACAGAAGCTAACTGCTGGTGATAGTATAGAGAAGGAAGCCTTTGACATAATCGTACATAAGAAGAAACTAGCGGCTCAACAGAAAGAGTTAATGTTCCTTTTGAATATGCGATTTGGTCCTAATACTTGGGACGAGATGATTAAGTTAAGAAGGCAGATCAGAAAAGAACGTGAAGAGACTGTCTACAGGGCAATGGAAGCTAAGAAGGAGATGATTAATAACTTAGGCATGTTTGCCTTGTCTCTAGGTATCTTACTTGTCGTGTTTGGTGGAGTATATTTAATTGGGTTAGGTACAGGTTCGTGGTAAAAGCATTATTGTTGGCGACACTCTTAATTTTCACTGTAGGGGTATCAGAAGCTAAAGAACCTAAGATGGTAATCTGTAAGTTGTGGAAACGTATTGCTATAATGGGTGTACAGCAGTGCTGGTATCGTGGACCTAACGGATCATCTGCTACGTTTTTCCCTACACCTTTAATACCTAAGTACGAGTACGGGGCAGCTTACCGACAATGCCCTCAGAGTTTTGAATGTGTATACGACTTTAAGAAACGTAGACCTTCTGCACAAGAAATTATAGACGGATTGAAAGGACGCTGAATGACACCAGAAAAACTAGACGCATGGCGAATTGCACCAAGGCTACTTATACTAAGTTACATGATTGTGTTCTATCAAACCTGTAACTGGTTTATGGATTTAAGTTCGCCAAACAATGCCCAAGCAGGATTCGTTAGTGTTATAGTTGGCGCAGGGGCAGCTTGGTTTGGTTTGTATCTTAACGGGGGTAATAAGAAATGATAGGAGCAATTATTAGCAGTCTCTCAGGGTTAGCTACGAGTATAATTGATGGTAAGACACAACTCAAGCTAACTGAGGCAGAGATTAGGAAAAAACAATTAACTGGGGAGATTGATTGGGACTTAGCGGCTATAAAGTCTACGGAGAACTCTTGGAAAGATGAATGGATTACACTTCTATTCTCAGTACCACTTGTACTTGCGTTCTTACCTTTTGCTTGGGCAGAAGATGTAGTAGCTAATGGTTTTGCAGCCCTTGAATCAATGCCACAGTGGTATCAAATTTCCCTTGGTGGGATTGTTAGTGCCAGCATAGGACTAAGGTCAGTAAGTAAATTCTTCGGCAACAAATAAATACAAGTATATATACAAAATAGTAAAGCCCCTGCGTCCACTCAAGGATACAGGGGCTTTTTTTTTATTTGTTGTGTTCCTCGTCTAAGTGTCTAAACAGAGCATACATAGGAACCTTCATCTTAAAGTCTATCTCCTTCTCTAGCTTATCCACCTTCCCAGCTAACCACAGTATTAACAATGTCTGTACGACCAACACGATAGAGGATAGATCAGGTATCTCCATGTTCTTCTACCACCTTAATCAATCTAGCACCATACCACTCAGCTTTCTTTAGGTCTTCTATACCGTTCTTATATCGCCACCTATGTAGGTACTTGGCTATATTCCCACGTAGGTATCCTATGAACTCTTCCTTGGTTAAGAAGTCCTCTATATAGTCGATACACTCTATGACACCAGTACCGTAGTGAGGTGGACTATTTACCATATCGGTTACGTTATTTAACTCTTTCCACTTAGCCATTGTCACCTCTTATAAGTTTAGCCTGTTCTTTTATTAGTTCTTGTTGTCGTTCTAGTTCAAGGTATTGCTTGTCTACCTCAGATAACTCTTTGGGGGCAGGATTAAGTTTAACAACATCCCCCATCACAAGTCTCCTTTGTCTTTCATGTTAAAAGGCATACCGACACACTGACTAAAGAACTTTGCATTAGGCTCAGGTTTAGTCTCAAGTAAGTAAAGCATGTTTAACTCCCTTACAGCCTGACACCTTTCTTCTGTCTTGTAAGTTGCATTAGGTGCGCGTACAGAGAAGTGTGGTTCCCCGTCCTTCATAATACTAAGTACTACTATATACACATATATCATAGTTTCTCCTTCATAAATACCTTTACCCATTGAGCGCAGATATCGCTTCTGATAATGTCTTCAACACCAAACTCAATGATAGAGACAGGTAACATATGCTTCTTAGCTAAGTGGATCACCTTAGATAGACCATCTGCTTCCTTTAAGTCTGATTGTTGTACATCACCATTAAGGACAATTGTAGAACATTCTCCAACTCTTGTCAACAACATCTTTAACTCATGGGTAGTTATATTCTGTGTTTCGTCAACTATTATAAAAGCATCATCAAAACTACGACCCCTCATAAGAGACATAGGTGCCATTTCAATGTTACCAGACTTGATACCAGTTTCCACTGTGCCAGCCCCTAGATGTTTCTGTAGTACATCTAATACAGGTAAAGCCCACGGTTGAACCTTTTCCTCTAAGGTTCCGGGGAGATACCCCATGTCCTTGCCCACAGAGACCATAGGACGGGTTATGACGATCTTGTCTACCTTCTTAGTGGTGTAAAGGTCAGCAGCTACGGTGGCAGTAATGTAGGTCTTACCTGTTCCTGCTGGCCCCAGTACAAACACTTGACTGTATTCTTTAAGTGCATCTATAAACTCCTTCTGTTTGTCTGTCTTAGGAGTGAGGCCAGAAGTTTCCCTCTGACCTGCACCCTTGTATTTAGTCTTTCTACGTGACCTACTTGGCTTAACTAATTCTGAGTTATCCAATGTCTACCATCTCACATACATCTCCTGTACAGGCCATAGTTTGCATACCTGAAGTGTTGTCCTCTTGTTCATACTCAGATAGTTTATTCCAATCAATACTTCTAGGCATCTGATCAAGTAGTATATGATAGTCTGTAGCTGCACACTCCTGATATGGTGCCTGTTGATATGTATGCTCATTGAAGGGCAAGAACGATACACCCGACATTTCATCAAAGTGTTCATACACAAATGCACCTACAGCAAACCACTCCTCCGACTTGACGTTAATAGTAACACTAGGCTTATGTTCACACCAATGTCTTTGATACATCAACCACATCTCTAGCTGTTCTAAAGCTGTCGTATCGGCTGTGTGTACTGCACCCATAGGAGACCGCATAGGAAAGCTAAACACTGTTGTAGCGTCAGGCTTCATTACGTCAGGCTCATTAGGGATACCTTGATCCATCATAAACTGTGTTAACGGGTCTTTGTTGTCTCCTCTTACTGTACGAATATAGTATGGGCTGTGTCTTGCATGAATCCCACTGGAACTGTCTACAACTTGTGAAACCGTACCCGATGGTTTAACACAAGTTATAGCTGTTGATACTGGGATACCTAACTTCTCAGCCCACTCCTTATTTGTCCCTACTGCTACTTCTTTAAGGTGTTGTAGTGTCTTATCTAGTCCTGCGTTCTTTAGCGTCATTAACGGGTTGTCCATTATCCCCGTGAGAGACACACCGAGCAATCGTTCTTCTGAGGTATTGTCAGTCCACATTTTACGCAAGTACGGAAAGTGGGTGTAGGTTGACTGAATGGTTCCAAGTATAGTTGCAAGACGGACTTTTCTTGTAAGGTCTTCCAGAGTGTCGTTAGCACGGATGACAACTTCCGTAAGATTACAGAACTGATTCGGTCGAAGTATGATTTCCGAACATGGATTAGTTCCGAACTCGTATTCTGCATTTCGTCTGCCATTCTTAGCCGCCTGTTTCTTCGATGCTTCACGATTAAATACACCTCGCTCACCTGATCCACTCTCCATTAATGACACCCACTCACGCATGAATGACATACTATCTGGCTTTTCTGTATAAGACACAGAGTTATTAGCTAAGGCCCGTTGTCCATTCAGTTCCCACCAGTTACCTGACTTGGCGTGACGCATACGATCATCAGATAGATTAGATAGACTGATCATAGCAGAGCGTCTAACGCCACCTACAACAACAACTTCCCCAATCTTACACATTAGGTCATGGCACTCAATAGAACTCAACTTACGCCCCTGTGCTGCCTTAAACGTAGACACAGAGAAGTTAAACAAATCAACCAAAGGAGCAGGACCACTAGCACGACCACCAAACGTCTTAAGTCTAGCACCCGCTGGACGTACTTTAGATACATCCCACTTAGGAATCTCACCAGCCCACAGGAGAGCCAGAACTTGTCTGAGACCTTTAGCCCAACCTTCCTTACTGTCCTTGATAACAATAGTCGTGTCACTTTCAAAGAGGGAGGGAACCTCTGGCAACTTAGTAATGAACTGACGCTCAACACTGAACCCGACACCAGTACCACAGAGCAGGATGAACATAGCCTCATCGAAGGCTTTAGGATCATCTACGGGTAAGTAAGAACAGTTATACATACAAGTGTTGTCACGGGCTGAACTCTTACCAGCAGTCATAAGAGAACGCATACTAGGCATAACCTCAAGGCTGAGGATAGCACTGCTAATCTCTTCTTGGTGCGTAGGGGTTAGCCAAGGAGATACGATATTAGTCATATACCGACCAACTGTCTCACCCCATGTCTCACGGCGTCCTTCCTCTTCTAACCAACGTGCATAACGGCTAGTAGCAATAAATGTTTGGTAGTCTGTGGGCAAGTAGTTACTTTTCATTCTTCGTTCCTCTTTGAATCATATCTTCGTCTAGCCAGATCATTCGGTTAATATCGCCTCTGTTGATGCCTATGTCTTTTAAGGCGGCATCACTCATAGTATTTAGTTGCTTAATGGTTTCTCTGTGTAACCGCCAAGTCTTTAGGTAGTTGTAGTATCGTGTAACCCAATTCATCTGTTGTCACCACTGCCCTTAATAGTTCCACGTGCCTCACGGCTATCTAGTTTGTTAATGTTCTCTAGGATGGTAACACCCAAGTTAGCATGGTAGTAGTTAGATAAGGCTGTAGCATAAAACACAACGTCACCTAGTTCCTTTACAATGTCGTTAGGTGTAACCTCGGTCTTGTCTCGCATACTCTTCTTAATCTTCTCGGCTACTTCCCCAGCCTCACCCATAAGACCTAGAGCATTTTCCATCAGGCGGTCTTTACCCTCAGTAATTATCTTGTCCTCTACCCAATCACTATATTCCCGGAACGCTTCCATACTCTTGTGGCTCATAATCATTGTATCATTCTCCCATAAAACTGCGTCTGTTCTTCATTACTGTAGTCAAAGAGATACCAAGCACAATTATCCTTGCCTTGGCTCTTACTTCCTTCAATCCACTTAACTCTTCCTACACTTACCACCGTCTTACAGTAGGTCATAAAGGTAGCTGACTGCTTAGTGTGCATCCAATCTGCATCGAACAACAACCAAACAGGACATATACCTAAGAAGTTATCTATTAACGGATGCAGTATCTTCCTGTCCCAAGGTGGGTTAGTAATAGCAAAGAAGTCCTTGCTAAAACTACCTGAGACACTTTCTATAGTTAGCGCATTCATCTTCTGTACATAGTCATGTCTTGGCTCTATGTCGTAGGCACCTATACATTCCCCTAGTCCACTGGTTAACTGGCTTATATGAGAGATCAGTCTCCCGTCACCTGCACATGGCTCCAAGTAGTCAAAGGAGTATGGCAGGTGAGGGATCAGAGGCTCTACAGCCTGTATTGGGGTAGGATAGTAGTCCCTTGGCACTCGCTCAAAATTAGAACGCTTCCCCATTACCGTACATCTCCTTTAGACGTTGAAGTGATACAAACTCAGGGTCGTACATGCCACCAGAAATGTCTCTCTTAATGACAACACCCTTCCACCAATCGTTGTTAGCTTGACCAGCCCAAGACTCTGCTGCACCCTTGTAACACCCCGCTACAAGCCCCATGATACCACTAGGGTGCGCTCCATCCCTAAACTTAAGGTCTCGCTTGTGACTATGCCCACACGTACTGCTGTGGTTCCTATTAGCCATTAGTGCATTGGCATGATGTAACCCTGACATAGCAGTACCGTAGTTGCCAGAACTGAAGTAGTGAGCATATGATATTCCATCGTAGTCCCTTATAGATGGCGCTGAGTTCTCGTATTCATGGTATTCATCAAACCAGTGATCTGTCTGTAAGTGGCTATATGAGATACCATACTTGTCTCCTTCTAGTCGTGGGTCATGTGCTATGGCACGTTTGATACGATGTTCATGGTTGCCCTCAAACCCAAACCATTGTGGCACCTTATACTTACGGGTACTGGGCTTACGTCTCAGGCGGTCCATAGCTTCGTTGTAGTGGTTAATATCTGCCTCGTAACTCTGAGCGCACATAGCTTGTGGGTAGCGTGTGTCATAAGTGTTAAGAGACTTCATATCTGCACCATCACCTAAGTCAATGATGTAGTTAGGGTTGACCTCATAGATTAGTTCACCTAGCCAATCAAAACGCTCATTTCCCACTGAAGGGTCTACATGAGCGCAAGAGAATACAATAGCTGTTTTACCCGTCATACTTCACCTCCATTCCTACATTGAACTCTATCAAGATCGGGTCAATAGACTTCTCAAAGTGTGTCTTAAAGTTGTAAGCGTTAGTCATAGTCGAGAATGGTATCTCTTCATCAAACATAACATCCTCTCCGTCCACTGGGTCACAGTCCTCTACCCAACATAACAACCACCACAACCCCTCTTCTTCATCTTGGTATGGGCCATCCTTTACTTGATGAACCTTGAAGGTAGCTAACTTTGTTGGTTTAACCATTCGTCGGGTATCCTTTTATCTGCATACAAGAAACCGTGCTTGTCACACCAATCCCCATAGGTACTCTTTGCGCCTTTGTTTAACTTAGCCCTAGAGTTAGAAAAAACAAACCTAATATCTAGGAACGGATGCTGACTTTTAACCTTAAGGTGTTTCTTGCGATCCGCTGCAACAAACCTACCTTTTGACTCAATGATGATACCATTAGGTAACTTGAAGTCTGGGGTGTAGGTCTTCTGCTCTATAAGTTGCCACTGTATCTTTAGCTTCTCATACTCAAAGTCTACACCCCGTCCAATCAAGTCCTTAGAGATATCTTCCTCCAAGCCAGAGCGGTATCCATTCTTTATTGCGTGTCTCCGTCTCTCACTGTTGGAGGCTCCCATAACTCTTCCTCTCTTCTCCTTAGCCACAGTAGTTGGGCATTTTCCACTACACGGTCATAATCACCATCATAAGCCTCTAAACAAGCGTACCACAGTTCTTCTTCTGTCGTACAATCCTTAAGCAACTTACCAGCTTTAACAGGTCCAACGCCTTTGATACCTTTAATGTTGTCGGCTGCATCACCAGTTAGTATCTGAGTATAGAAGAACTTAGAGCCTCCCCACTCATCTACTTGTGACCATTCATCCCTGCCAAAGTTATAGTGGTAACAAGGTATCTGTAACATATCCTTATCTATAGAGGCCACAACAGTATTAGGACCAAACTTAGTGGCAGCTATGGCTATAAGATCATCAGCTTCTTCCCCGTAACTTACCACTGCGTTATACTTAGACACTAGATAATCCCTTGAATGTTGCAGATACTCAGGCTTCTCTGACTTACTCCTATTCCCCTTGTAGGGGTACGACTTAGCTATGGCGAACCTAAAGTTATCAGCCCCAGTTAAGAACGTATGGAACCTGTCAGGCACAGGGAAAGACATAGTGTTGGAAGCTATAAAGTTCATAACCTCGTCTACTTTGTCCTCTGCATCTGCACTGGTCTTACCCTCTGAGGCAAATCCAGCCCTGTACGCAACAATGTCACCATCAACTAAGACATGCTTTGGCTCAAATGTCGGACCAGACAATAGTCTCATCCTCTTTTTCTAGGGCCACTGCCTTAATGTAAGTCCAGCCCCCTGCCACTGTAGCCTCGCTGTATAAGTATGCAAGATTCTCAAGAGTGTCTACATTGTGACGCTCAATAGTAGTCTTACTTTCGTACCCATCTACCTCTTCCGAGGTTTCAAAGATGATGGTGGCTTTAGTCATTAGAAAGCACTCCCGTCTGACGCTTCGTATGGTACGTGTTCAACAACCTTAACTGCTTCTAAGGTAGTCAACTTACCGTCCCATACATCTAGCTTTGCTACAACCTTACTACCGTTACCAATAAGACCGTCAGCCTCAAAGTCCCAATCAACTAGAACACCGTCAGCATCTTCTTTAAGGACACGGGGTGGTCCCATTACTACACCATATTCCCCTGTGTTCTGATCCTTGAACTTAGGGTTAAAGTGTCCTCGTCTTGCTGAGAAGTATTCCGTACCTTCCTGATCCTCCTTGAACAACTGCGCTTGCATACCCTTGTTAGGTACACCATCAGATACCATCTTTTTCTTAGTATCCTTATCAAGCATTAGCTGCACAGTGTAGCGTCCCTGTACCTCATCAATCTTGTTTCGTGCATCAGAACCTTCCTGCATGTTTTTACCCATGTCTCGGTCTTCTTCACGCAACTTAGCCCAATTAACTGGACACTCAACGTAAACTTTCTTTCCCATGTCGGGTTCCTTTCCTTATGCGGGTACTTATATATAGCAACATTTTTTGTACTTACGCAACCACACACCAAAAATAAATTAGTGTATGTCAGCATAACTCTTTCCGAACTGAGCATCAATGCCTAAAGGTACATTTAGTTGCAACTCATCATTTAGTCGTTCAATGCTATCGTCCATACTTATCTTCTCTTGTGTCTCCTCTCCCTCTTTTACCATACTGATAATTTCATCGTGAAACTGTCCTATCGTTAACACACCATCTTTACGACAATGCTTGACCCAAGTATCAAAGCAGTAGACACCTGTGCCTTGATTAAGTGTACTGAATCGGTCCTTCTCACTTCGTAGGCTGTACCAGAAACCACTGACAGGGTTCTTTAGCCACATACCCCCTAGCCCCTGTGGCTCTCGTACACGTACACCCCTTGCCACGGCCTCTACGGACCAGTTACGATCCCAGAAGGCAGCAAGTAGTTTTTTAGCCTCTGACTTCTTCATGCCTGTAGTACGAGACAACGTAGCCTCTTTGACACCATACGTGGCACTGTAGTTGACCACCTTGTAGTTCTTACGCAATGACTTTAAACTGCGTTCTCCTGTGTTGTGTTTGTCTATGTCCTCTTGGCTGATGACACCAGCATGTTTAGCTAGATCAAGGTGTGGGTCAAATCCGGGCTGTGACATTTCTGCAACATAACCCGGATCAAGCGGCTGCATGTAGTGACGCTTAGTTGTATCCTCTAGGCTAGTCATATCTGCACCACATAACACGTAACCTTCTGGGGCAATCAGGCATCCTCGTATCTCAGCACCATAGGGTTTTTCCACTGAGGGGAGGTTAACTAAAGGTTTAGCATGTTTGAACCTCATAGTGTTAGTCATACCAGCTACCCCAGCTTGTAGGTATCCATCTACCTCACACTCTAGGAACGCCTTGAGTATCCCGATTCTGTGAGTAAGAACAGAAAGACCATCCAGAATAGAAACAGCAGCATCCACACTAGCCAACTTCTTAACTGACGGGCATAGTTCCCCATCTTTCCTGACTTGTTCGATCTGTCGTTCATCACCATTGCTCTCTCTTACAAACTTAAATGTTCTAGGTTGCCATCCTATACTGAACAACCAATCCTTGATCTGGGACACCGAGTTAGGATTACCTCGTTCTACACCTGTCTGTACAACAAAACCCTGTACCGTCTCAGGCTGCTTGTACTGCTTTCTAAGAGCCTCGAAGTTCTCCCCGTGACTGCTTAGGCTACCATCCTTACGATACATCACCTTGGGCCTGTTCTGCACCTTAGTAAGTACATGACGGGGCATAGCATTAGCTAGTTGTTCTACCTTATCCTCTTTCATACCCTGCCATTCAGCAAGGTGCATACTGGCTTTAGCTACATCTAATTTCCACCGTAGGGCCTCCTGTTCCCTAGCGCAGTCTAACTTGAATGTGATGTAGTCGATAAGTCTCCACGCTTCACTGTTCATATAGTTTCTCCAATTTCCTCTTTAGGTCTCGCCAAAGGCGCACATTGATCTTTACATCCTCTTCACAACGATGGGCATACTCTTCTTTAGATAACCCCTCCCAATCATCTACCTTGGGCTTAGGTACACCATACTCTTCTCCGTACACTGCCAGCCCATGCTTTGTCCTATTGTGATGCAAGTACCAGCTTAACCCAAGTGTATCTAATAGCTTGGCATTGACCTTTATACCTAACACCTTTTCCACTGCGGGTATATCAAAGCGTACAATGTTATGCCCAGCTAAGGCTAACGTAGGATCCATACTGTACTCCAAGAAAAAGTCCCTCATTCCATCGTAGTCAAAGATAGACCTTGGCTCATCCATAGCTGCTGTTTGATACGACAACACATGTATCTTAGTCAGCTTATCTAACAGTCCATCTGTCTCTATGTCGAATACTGTCTCTGCATCAGGTGTCATCATCATATAGCCCCACTTCTTCGTTTGTCTTTGTGAATTGTCGTTCTAGCGGTGATAACTCTTCTTTAACAAACTTATCATATGCTCTTGCAGCCTCTTCTGGAGTTTTAAAAAAACCCACATATTGTTGTTTACCGCCTTTATTTGCTCTGCAACGATACCTACCCTGTTCTATAGTCACACCTTTAAACTTACAACTACCGTAACCTAATCTGTTTCTTGAGTTAAGGCCGTTTATTGCAGGTCTTAAGTTTTCTACCCTGTTGTTAAGTTTGTCCCCATCTATATGATCTAGCATTTTAGGAACACTACCATAGTTAAGGAACCAAACAACTCTGTGATTAAGATAGGAAAATTTTTTCCTGTCTATATAACAAGAAAAACCCATATACCCACGCCCTTTATCACTTCCCACCAAATTCCTCGTTCTACGTCCACGTAAACTAGGGGTAGTCCATAAAAGATTTCCCGTCTCACTATCATAACGAAGATTATCTTTAAACCACTGCTTCTCTTCTTCTGACCACTCTCTTGCCTTTGGCATTATTAGTACTCCTGCTTTAGTGTGAACGTATCACTGTTAAACTTCATTCTGCCAGCCCGTCCTTCTTCACTGCAAGGGCGGTTTTTTTGTACCGTGATGTATGTTGTGTTTCTCTCATCAAGGTCTTCCGCTTCTTTATCCCTAGACAGATCAATGATAACACTGGCACGTTGTCCTATCATCTTACAATACTTAGGGTCTCCGTCTTCATTAGTGTGCGCGATAGTAACAATGCCCACATTTAGTTCCGCTGATAGCTTAGACAGCCTTACGGACAGGTCAGCCAGTAACTCCTCCTTAGACGCCTCTGATCGTCCAGACACAACGTCTTGGATAGGCTCAAAGAACACATACTTACATCCACATGCCTGACTGAAGAAACGTATCTGATCACACAGTTCATCAGTACCTTGACCATCACCTAAGTAGAACTGATAGAAGTTCTCGTCCCTAGTGACACTCTTAATTGCTTCTATGACATCCTCATTCCTTCCCTTCTCATCAATCAAGTCGCGTCTAGTTAGGTTATCTTGTAACTCATACGACACAAGCCCAAGTAGTGACCTTAGTTTAGTCTCTTCTAGGTGCCATGCAGCAATAGGAACCTTACGCTGTAGCATGTTGTATTCCAAGTATCGCATAACCTCAGTCTTGCCTATGCCAGTAGGTGCCTTAATCACTGTGAAGTGACCCTGCATAAGCCCCATAATCTTATCATCTAAGTCAGTGATACCTGTAGGAACATATACATGGTCTGGTGTATCCCGATATAACGACAAGAACTGGTCAGCAGTGTTTAGAATGTTTTCTGGCGTATACTTAGCAGCGTTCCACCATGCACTTTTGAACTCCGCATGTGCATTATCCTGTAGGAACTCATTAGCATCCTTATACTTGTCATGTGGTACTCGGTACACCTTGTTAGGAAACAACTTAGCCACCCGATCAGCTAAGGCATTACCAGTATCATCATTATCTACTGACAACACAATCTTCTGGAAACTATCTAGCCACTCCTTACAATTCTCCCACAGCTTCTTAGATGGCGCACCAGAGGGTAATGATACAACAGGATTAATGTACTGACTCTTCATCATCTGTGCTACTGATAAGGCGTCTAGTTCCCCCTCAGTAATGGTTACAGTCTTAGAACAACCAGCGGTAAACATATTCATACCAAACAGTTCATCCCCCTTGAACCCGTCCTTAGTATAGAAACCTTTCTCATGCAGGGTACGGACTTTAATTCCACCGCTGGGGTATATGTACTCTTGGCGACCATCATATGTCTTAACATTGAAGTCCTCCATAGTACGGGCATTAATCCCTCGGAGGGGTGTATAACGACCATCACCAGCGGTCTCTATCCTCTTAGGTGTAAACGACATAATATTTTCCTTTTCTGCTAGTGGGTACTTGTCTCTGGCCCACTCAAAGGTATCACCAGTTTTACTTGGATACGACTTAAGACAAGAGTGACAACGACCAAACCCATCTGTGTTATAACTGAAAGCATCAGACGATCCACAATCAATATATGGACATGGTTGATGTACTCTTTCTTTATTCATATTATTATTTCCTTTTCCTAAGTAAGACCTCTGTACTTACCTATAGCAACATTTTTTGACTTTACGCAACCAAAGCCCCTAAATGTTCATAGCTTCTGTGACTTTATTAACACACCTCTTCAACTTCTTCTCTATTGCTTGTCGTGTTACACGCTCAGATATAGCTATATCATCTGTTGTCTCCATTTCTAAGTAGTGCCTAGAGAACAAATCCCAATCACTGTCGTTAAGCGTCTCCCTAGATAACCTTACTATGTCAAGTACAATCTGCTTTTTCTCATACACAACAGCAGGATCAGATTCCTCATCAGCTACCTCAACACTTTCTAGTGGGGTACTGGTTGAATTGATAGCCTGTTGCAATTTTGTCACACCCCCCTTGCTCATGGTTGACTTGTAGTCTGTACCCCTAGCCAAAGACCTAGCTGGCTCACTTAGAGGTACACTCACAGCTAGTGTCTTAATGTTTATGTAGTCGTGCATAGCCCTGTTAGCCATACGCCTTAGATTAGCCCCATGCGTGTTCCCCTTATCCACTTGTTCTAAGCACTCCAACATTCCCTCGGACACCAGATCATCAAATTGATTGGGTGAATTATACTTGTACGCAAGTGAACGACACATCTTCATCATTTCTTCAGTGTTCATC